TGCCATTAACTTATCTGAAGTTGGTTTTAAGTCTTTGACTTTTGCCCGTAACCATGCTCTAGATGCATTGGTTCTAGGAGTTAAACCTTCTTTTGCAAGCGATGTTTTAATTCTATCAAGTAATTTTGCCATTATCTATTTATCTCAAATGCCTAAGTCTTTTTCAGTTAGCACTTTAAATTGCCATCCATGTTCTTTGCAGAATAAATCAGCTGCTCGCCACTTCTCTTGATTGATGGCATATGTTGCGGATTCTTGAATAAACCGTGCCGTTTTACGTCTTCGCACTGGTTGTTTTGTTTGTGACTCTGGCTTTATCTCCAGTATCATTGTTGTCTCCTGACCATCTTTCCGTTTGATCCTAACGATGAAGTCTGGAAAATAACGATGCACCCTTTGGTCAATAGGAGACTTATAAGGTATCGGTAATTCTTCCGATGCCCACCAGATAACTTTGGGATTGTCATCTAACCATTTCATTACTCTGATTTCCCATGAAGAACGATAGATAATATTGTTAGCATTACCGTTATACTTCTTTGGGTTTTTGGGGTGAAAGATTCCTTTATATGACATAAATAGTATCCATATGTATAATAAATATATCTAGTAAACTTACAGGACAATAAATGGCAGGACTATTAAGCTTTCTTTCAGATATAACCGTAAAACAACCAGAATTAAGAGGACCACTACAGGGACTTTTAGGCAAAAGTGATTATGGAATATCGACTCATAGATATCCAGAAGATTTGGCTGCAGCTGATAAGGGTCACTATATACTTATCAATATCAATGAGCAAAGATTGACAAGTTATGGAGATGGTGGTAAATCTTTGGGCGTTCCTACAGCAATTCAAAATGCAGAAAATTTAGGGTCTTATGCAGCGGGTTCATCAAATACTTTAAAAACCATTGGCGGTTTTTTAAAAGAGGCAGGATCGTTTGGAGCTTTTATTTCATCAAAAATAGGACTAACTGGAGCGGCTCAATCTTTAGGAGATAATCTGAAAAAAACAACTGCTGGGGCAGCAGCAGTAGGTGTGGCTACAGGAACTATGGAGGCTATATTTAGCCAAGATGGTGTTATAAGTCGTTTACAAAATGGTAGTGTTAGAGCGGAAAAAAGAACAAAAGATGTTATAGCTCTTTATATGCCAGATACTGTTGTTTTTGACCAAGCTCAAGGATATGGTGGTGAAGTCGGTGCCGGTGGTGGACTTCCAGCAGCTGCAGCTGCATTGGGTGGATCAATGGTGGATTTATATCAAAATAAGAATCTGTCAAATGAAGAAAAAGGTAATCAATTTGCTAGAAATGCTACGCCATTTGCCCTTTCAGCGGCAGCAAAAGCAGCAGGTGGTTTTGGCCAAATTGCTTTTCAACAAGCATTTGGAGTGGTTCAAAATCCAATGCTTGAAGTTTTGTATTCATCACCATCATTCAGAACATTTAGATTTGATTTTCAATTTTATCCTAGGTCTCAGAAAGAATCCATAACTGTACAAGAAATCATTAAAAAATTAAGATTTCATCAAGCACCAGAAGTTGCACAAGGTGGTACAGGTGGATTCTTTTTAGTTCCACCATCCGAGTTTGATATTAGTTTTTATTATAATGGTACAGAAAATCCTAATATTCCAAAAGTATCAACTTGCGTTTTGCAAAATTTAACTGTTGATTATGCTCCAGGTGGTTTTACATCATATGAAGTTCCTGGTCAAGGTGCTACACTTGGTGGAACAGGTATGCCAGTATCTATTCGTGTGTCGCTGCAATTCAAAGAAACAGAAATGATTACAAAAACTAGTATAGATCCAAAATACAATGAAGCAAGTAGAATTAATAATGCGTTATCGGATTTATCTACTATGGTAAGTGATGCTGAACAATCAGCACAATCAGAGTTAGAAATTAAAGGTCGTTATTAAAATTATGTCAAAATATTTTAATTTTTTTCCAAAATCACTTTATACGGTAGATTCAAAAAATATTGATATCGTATTAAATATAACTGCTAGGTTTAATTTTGAAGAAAGTTTCAAAAATAATACTTCAGTTGCATATGAATATGATATACAAGATAGTGACACTCCAGAAATTATTGCTGTTAAATTTTATGGTGATTCGGAGAGACATTGGATTGTATTGTTGTATAATAATATTATTGATCCACAGTTTGATTGGCCAATGAACTATAAAACACTTATCAGTTTTATGGATGAAAAATATAGTGCAAATGCTAATGTTAATCAATCTGGTTCGAATTGGGCTCAATCACATACACATGCATATTACAAAGTAGAAAAAAGAACAACAATAAGTACAAATACTATTGATACAAGGAAAATTGAAATTGATGCAAATACTTATTCTAATGTTTCTTCCACTACTTCTACTATTACATTGGCAGATAGTAAAATAATTACTATCGTTGTCTCAAAAGAAACACAATCTTATTATGATTATGAAATGGAATTAAATGAATCAAAAAGAAAAATAAAACTTTTAAAACCAGATTTTGTATCAAGTGTTGAGCAAGAATTTAGACGAGTTATTTAATGTCTTTCAATATTAAACAAACAACACAATTCGCAATAAACAAATTAGTAATTAATTCAAAATTAGGTAGTTTTAATTTGGCTTCTATTTTTGAAGAATTAAATATTTTTGACAGTATATTGATGCCATGCATGTCGGGTAATATATTAATTAAAGATTCGATAGGTCTTTCAAAAAGATTATTATTTGACGGCAGTGAATTTTTAGATATTGATATCTCAAAAAGTGATGAAAGTTCCGGAACAAATATAGTTAAAACTTTTAGAATTTTTAAACAATCGGATAGAAGTAATATAAATCAAACATCTGAAGTTTATGTTTTACATTTTGTATCTGAAGAAATGATTTATTCGGAACAACAAAAAATATCTCAATCTTATACTGGAATATATTCTGATATTGCAACATCTGTTCTTATTGATTATTTAAAAGTTCCAAAAAATAAAATAGGAGTTATTGAACCAACTAAAGGCATTAGTAGTTCTATAGTTCCTTTATTATCTCCAATCGATACATTGAATTGGTTAACAAAAAGAAGTGTTAGTCAAAATGATTTAGCTGATTTTTTATTTTTTGAAAACAAATTAGGTTTTAATTTTGTATCATTGTCAAATTTATTTTCAATAAAAACATCTTTAACTATTAATTTTAAACCAAAAAATTTATCAGATTCGGTATCAGAAGAATTTTTAGGTGTAAGAGATTATAATATGTCTACATCATTTGATATTTTAGAAAATACTAAAAATGGTTTTTATTCTAATAGATTTGTTGGTTTTGATATTTTAACAAGAACATTGGTTGAGTCTGATTTAGGAATAAAAAATCACTATAAAGGAAATCATCTAAATAAAAATCCAAATATTTATTCTTCTTTAAATCGTGAAGGAAAAGATCCTGGAATAATGCCTTTTTCAAAAGTAAGTTTATACTCATTTCAACTATACAGAAATAAATGGGAATATGTAAATTCAAATGACTCTGAAACCGCATCAATTATTGATGAGACACACAAATACATTCCTCAAAGAAAAGCAATATTACATAATTTGTTACAGAGAAAAATGAATATTTCATTACCTGGTAATTTTTTCATAACTTCAGGACATGTTTTAAATATTGATGCACATTCTTTTTCATTACAAGATGATAAGACTGAAAAAAATGATAAATCTATTTCTGGTAAATATTTGGTTATTGCAACACGACATATGATTAATCCACAAAAGCATGAAACATTTTGTGAATTGGCATCAGACTCAACAAATAATGATTTTATTTCTGCGACAAATAATAACTTACAAATGGCCACAAAGAGGTGATAGATAATGGATAATACAAATTTTGCGGGAAAAGATGGATTTGTTTGGTGGGTTGGTTTGCTTGAAAATAGAGTAGACCCATTGGCAATGGGAAGATGCCAAATCCGAATTTTTGGTTGGCACAGTATGAATAAATTAGATTTGCCTACTGATGATTTACCTTGGGCCCATCCAATGTATCCGATTAATGGTTCTAAAATGTTTTCTGCGCCACAATTAAATGATTGGATTATGGGATTCTTTTTAGATGGAGAAAACGCACAACAACCTGTAATGATGGGTGTTCTACCTGGGATAAAAGTAAAATGAGTAAAAAATTACAACAATTACATACACTAACAGCAAAAGCAACTATATCACATAGAAAGTATCTTGGCGGAGTAATTACAAAAGAAGAATTCATACAAGAAATAGATTGCCTTGATTGTCATTGTCATGGTGATATTGTTTTAGAAGAAGAGCATGCTGAACTTGATACTTGCTACAGAGAATCTTTAGAAGGCATTTTAAGAGTTTATCATTTGGAAAATAATAAGGAATAATTATGGCTATTTTATATGACGCACAAGGCAATGTTATTGGTGATATTTCTGATCCAATTTCACCAACAGCAACCCAAGCACAAATTCGTAGAATAGATAATGCTATTGCTGCAAAGAAAAAAAATGCTAAACCTAAACCAGTAGTTGCAACAAGTTCTGTTTCTGCAAAACCAGGAAATGCTAATGATGTTTCAACTATCGGATTACCAACGCAATCTCCGCAAACAAGAGGTGATGTAACTGGTAGTATTGCTGTTACAAATACAGTATTAATTCATTCTTGTGATTTTTCACTTTCAGTAAAAAAGAATAATGCTTTGAAAAAATATATGAGAGCGATTGCAAAATGGATTAGAGAAAGTATTCAAAAAATTAAAAAATTATTAGGTTTTTCTGATCCATCTGGTTCTTATTCTGAAATTATCAATATGTTATCAGCAGTTAAAGAATTTATTGATTATGTAAATGAAGAATTTATCAAACCACTTATTGCATTTGAGAAGTATGTTTTAGCTGTAATAATTAAAGTTAAAGCAATCATTCAATGGATTTTAAGTTTACCCGCCAAAATACTTGCAATGTTGCAAGAGTGTTTGACTAAATTATTAGTTGCAATAGGAAGTATGTTTGCAGATGAATGGGCTGCAGCTGGAAAAGATATTCCTACAGAAGCGGGAATTGTTCAAAATGCAGATGCCGGTAATGGTTTTGCAGCGTTAGCTACAGCAGCAAAAGGTGCATATGATTCCGCTTCTAGTGCATTATCAAGTGCTACTGTAGCTGCAGGATTGGCAGTTGGCATCGCAGTTTCGGCTACAGCAGGAATTTTATCACCAGTTAGTGAAGAAGAAATTGCTGGTGCAAACGCAACAATCGTTGCATTTACTGGTTCAGTTCCTGATGCATTATCGGTCCCTGCTGATCCAGACTTTTTGAAGAAATCGACACCTTAGGAAAATTATGGCAACAAATAGTGATTATGATAAAACTTATGCAGAAATATCATCTGCTGTAAATTCAAATCCTTCAGATAGTTTAATTCAAGAACCACCATCACCGGCTGATCCTGACCACCCACCTGTATCACCATATAATCAAACATGGGATAGTGAGTCTGGACATTCTATTCAATTAGATGATACTCCTGGTAGGGAAAGAGTGAGAATACAACACGGTAAATCTAAAAACTTTATTGAAATGCATCCTGATGGTAAGCAAGTCATAAAAGTTTTTGGAGAAGGTTTTGACATTACTATTGGCAAAAAAAATATCTATGTTAGTGGTATTTGTAATATTGTAGTTAAGGGTGACTGCAATATGCAAGTTGATGGAGATTTTAATCAAGAAATTAATGGTGATTATAATCTTGCAGTTAAAGGTGAATTGAATATGCGTTCTGTAAAAGATGGTTCAATTTCTAGTGATGAGAATATGAGTATTCAGGCCAGTGAAAAATTTGGTGGAAAATTAAGACTTGGTGCCGCTTCTGCTTTAAGTTTAGGT